GCGCTATTCTCACATGAAGAGGAAACCTCTTCGTCTCAGGTCAATTTGACCAAATAACCTGTCGCCCATAGGAGGACGAAACAGGCGGTGCACTATCTACGTAAAGCACCTGCCTTGATGAAAAGCAAGAACTCGACGTACCGTCTCCCAACAATCGGGAGCACTTCGACCGTATCTCGCGGCTCATCGCCGACAAGATACACTGCATGGCCTTTGATCCTGTCTAATTCATAGGCAGAATCGAGGTTTGCAGTTACCTCCTTACTTCCCTCACGTGCTCTTTCGAGACGCGCTAAGGATTTTGGGAGCAGACCAGGGCCGTCAAATGACGAATCTGACCTGGGGAGAGAGACAAAGGTTCTGAAGTAGAACCCGTCCCAACCCCGTCGCTTCGTTTTAGGAAGCTCCTGAACTGAAACCGGGTGTACGTCATCGAACGCTAGTCCGACAAACGCACCATCCCCGACTCCGTCAGGAATCGAAGGCTTACGCCAGCTAGCGGGAGAGTAACCCCGTAGCCATGAGCACACGTCCAATAGTCTCTCCGCTCTACTAGGGTCCAACCAGTCTTTTGAACGCTGAACAAAGCGCCAAATCTGGTTATGGATCTTAAATAGTTCGACGAGTGTCTTAGGAGCGCGCTTGACGTAAAACGGTGTCACATCGTACCCGCGAAAGTAGTGTTTACCACAACTCTCACGAAAAGGACCGCTCCAGTAGCTCTTCTTTTCATTGGGAGTAAATCCCATAAACTGAAGGAGGCCACAGAAACGTTCCGCCATTGTGCTAGGAACAATTAAGTCATCCCCATACACAGATATACGATGTGCCTCTTCTCCATGGATTCGAGCATACGCCATCGCGAGAGACCAGAAAATCAGAGTCTCAAGCTCAAACGTAAAACCGTTACCCATAGAGGAGTACTTCTGATAAAATATTTTCTTACCAGAAGGAAGAACTCCGAAAGGACTCCTGCACTGCCCTAGTGCATCGAGCCAATCAGGACGGATAAGCAATTCAACCACTGAGCGGCTAATAGTATCAGAAGCCATACTCAGATCGATTGTCGCCAGAGATCCAACTGCTGAGCCAATAAAGGCTAGACGTTGGTTCCGGGTTTGATCGTCAAGGTTGATACCGACTCCTCGGAGTTTGGTACGGATTACACTGCCGATGCCCTTTTGAATATAAATATTCATGTCGGGTTCGATAGCAATGGTCCGGTCCGTCTTATAGTTCTTCGGGACAGTGACGACACGGTTGCCGTCTACGATTTTCACGTAGCCGACTCCCTCGCTAGCCGGAACTGGCTCAAGATTCTTGAGCCAGCTCGGTGTCCACTGTAACACAGTGTTTGCGAGGACCGCGTTACCGATCGTTGCATGCGGGTTACCGCAATATTTGTGCGCAGCATCCGACGATTGTCGGTTCAGTCGTGTCGTGGAGCCGGGGCCCCACCCAAAACCTCTTGATGCATGGTCCCAATCGAACTTACCTAATACCCGCGAGGCTATTTTTTGCGCGAGAAGAATTTCTCGAACAAATGGAGAGTTTCTCCAATCCCTTGCAAGTCTTTGGTTCGTATCGAAACAGGACGCTTCCGCCTTTTCAAAGCGGTCCCACGTCTCCGATGCTTTCTTATCTGACGACTTGCCGTCGTCAAGTTTAGACAGCCACTCGCGGCTAAAATAAGGTAGAGCAAATAGCTCCACTTCATTTAAATTTCCTCGAGGTTCGGAAACGAACAGACCGCTCCCACCGGGCTTCCCGTACTCATCTCCTTCGCAGGGGACGAGATCAAGGGCCCGGTAGATTTGCTCGTGAATTCGAGCGAGGGGCGGAGCACATACAACGAGAGCAGCCCCAAGGCTGCGGCGACGCTTAAGAGCCATAGGAAAATCCTCATAGCAAGTGACCCGAAACGGGTATCACTGAGCATGTTCGCCAAACTATGTGTCGGCGGTACTGTCGTACGCATCGCACCGTCCTAATTAATAGAACGGCTCGATGTTTTCGGCAGATGCCTTCACCGTAGCATTGGCAAGGAAGTTCGTCGAAATGGCGAACAGATCCTTACGCTCCGTCAGCGTCGAGTCTTGGGCGGAGTTAAATCGACCCACGAACGACGAAGAACGGGCCCGCGTATTAACACCACTCACAGACGAAACGGTCGGCATAGTTACCGACACGATCACCGAGTGAGCGCCATTACCGGACTTAGCGAGACGGACCTCGTGAGAGATCGTGGTATACCCAATCGGGATACCCGTCGACTTGTCCGCGTAGTTGGCCGTAGAACCGTCAGTACCAACGACGGCAAACGTGCGTGCTGCGGGAACGCTGTCATTGACAACGATTGCTGCAATAGCAGTCATAGTGACTTTAACTCAGGTTATGTATCTGAATGAAGTTACTTACCTCGAGCCGCCTTTGCCAAAAGGCTAAGAGCGTTGAGGACGTGGTCTCTACCCAGTGGGTTCTTGAAGCTGGGGAACTTCGCGAACGGCACTGTAAGACTTGCTCCACGTGAAAGCGTGGTCCGGTTATAATGGGAAATCCAAGCGGATTGCCTATTTGCACCCGGAGGGTCCCATCCAGTCCATCTCACCCTGATTTTAGTCAGGAGGGAGACAGAGTAGCCTTTCACTTCGCAGCCGACCAGACCGTCCAATTGGGAGAAATAATCGCCCAATGGAAGGAACCAGTCGACGACGAAGCTGAAGGGAACAAGTTCCCAAGCTAATTGTGCTGGATTAGTAAAGCCTAACTCGGCGGCAGTTTTAATTGCACCGAAGGAAGGAGACATGTCCAAGCGCGCCATCGCACCATAGAATACTTGGCCAGTCGCGTGATGGGAATTCCCATAACTTGACGTATTGGCCCAATACTCGTTGATGTGATACGTTTCTTGTACTTTCGACTTCACGGTTGTGATCGGAACGCCGTTGAACTGCTTGTCTAAGGCAGCCACGACCCCAAAGCAATCTTGGGCGAGAGGTCGCACTCCGTACTGGACGGCCAACACCGCATTTGGCAGTTTTCTAGCCGCTTTCTTCGCGAGACGTTCTGCTTCACGTCTGAGCCCACGTTGATGAAGCCGCCGAAGCAGCTTATCAATTGCGGGCCCAGGTTTTCCGTGATACAGATCTCGCACGGCTCCTGCCACTGCAATGATGGTTCCTCCAACGAGTTCAGCAGTCTGAGCTTGTTCCGCAAGCGCTTGAGCGGCATTGAACTTTTGGTCCTTTGCCTTCAAACGAACATCCGAAACAACCCGATTCTGCAAAGCTGCTGGAAAAGTGGCGGGGATACGAAGACGCGTTAGCGTCCCGTCAAGGCGAGCGACTGGAGTCAAACGATTGGGTAGATACCCAGTCTGATACCAGCCATCCGCCAACAGACACGTACCGAACGCACACTGATACGAACCTTCTTCCATACTGTAGTTGGTCGGGGCGACCCAACCAACAGGTTTCTTACGGTTTACATTATCCGACGAACTGCGCCAAGCATAGCGTGCATACAAGTTGTTAGCCGTTTCCACCAGTGGTGCCGGTGGGCGGCCTTCAGCTCCTCTGCCCGCGATGTTTACAGCATAGTCACGTCGGTTAGCCATAAGAAACTGATCTCAGTCAGGCAGCGGTTCGGGTTTCGAGCGATAAATGGCCCGATCAATATCTCGGAGCAACTCCTCTAACTGCACGTATATCTGTACCAGCTCGTCCTTCGACGATGGCGGGCAAAGAATCCATGCAGCGACCATTAGGTCAAAGAGTTGTCGCATCGAGGCTTGGTCGAGGGTGATGCTTTCGCATCCCTCCAATACGGACAAATCGTCCTTATTGTCATTCATCGTTGAGAACCCTCGCTGTTAGAAGGCATAAGACCAACCCTGCGATTTAGCAGGACAGGCATCGGACTCGCTTTTCGTCCGATCGGAGCTCGCTTTAAGTCGGGAAATCCCGAACTATGGCGATACGCCTGATAGAGCGAGAGGGAAACC